ACTCGGGCGGGAGCCGCATGAGCCAACGGGAATGAGCTGGGTTCAACTGGCCTCCACTTTCCATCCCGGCAGAAAAGCCAGTCAGCAGCTTCCCGTCCGAGCATAGGCGCATGGGCTGCACCAGCCACACCGCCCGGCCCAAGAGCCCGTTGATCCCCACGTTCAGGCATTCCGAGCCGTCTTTCCAATCCCGCGTCGTCGTGGTCGGCCAACCGCAAAGCACCGCCTGCCCCGCCATTAGCGGTTCCCCGATCCGATCCCCGCCCCGGCTCGTCTGCCCACCTGTCATTGTGTTCGGTGTTGACCAGCCCGACAAAATAAAGTCGCTGGCGGATATGCGCGCCGCCGAACCCCGCAGCGCACAAATCAGACGCCCCGAAGGCGTAGCCCGCTGCTTCCATTTCAGACGATACAAGATCGAGCCATTCGAGCGCAGACGCAACTTGCTCTCCAACGACGATTGCAGGTTTGCAGACGTCAATAAGGTTTTTCCAGTAGGGCCACAAATGTCGATCATCGGAAAATCCTTTTTGCTTGCCTGCGGCGCTGAACGGCTGGCATGGGCAAGAGCCCGTCCAGATCGGTTGATCGTCGGGCCAGCCCGCCCGGCGCAGCGCGTGCGACCAGACACCGATCCCGGCGAAGAAATGACATTGTGTGAAGCCCGACAGTTCGAACGGCTCGACTTCCTGAATTGGCCGTTCGTCGATCACGCCCGGCGCAATGTGACCAGCCGCAATCAGGTTGCGAAGCCATTGCGCAGCGTAAGGGTCTGGTTCGTTATACCACGCGGTCACAGGTCAAATTCCTTCTTTTCCCCGGTTCCCGGCACGGACCATTGGTTGCCCGAGTGTAGAATTTTCAATTCTTCCGAGCCCATCAGCGTCCGCTCGACGCGGGCACGCTCGACGCCGTATTTCAGGCTTATCGACATTGCCAGATGGACCGTTGTGGTCCCGGTCGGGAATTCCTCGGACAGCAGCGCAAGCACTTCCTTGAGTGATGCCCAGCCGATCGTCGCCTTGCCCTTTTTGTCGATCTCGATCGGCGCGTCTTTCGTCTCGACTAGCACGATCGAATCGAGCCGGGGCTTCACTTCGAAAAAGCGTGTGCTATCCTCTACGTCGGCGTCTTTGTGCTTGTGGATCTTGAACTGCGAACCGTTTTCCAGCTTGCGCGTGGACATGACCGTATCGGCGTTCGCGTAATAGACCACAGATCCCCGTGCACCCTTGCTCGCATCCTTGCCGGTGTGGTGGATGAACAGCACAAAGCACTCATAATAGGCCGCAAGCTGTTCGAGAAAATTCATAACGGTGACAGCATCCTTGGACGTGTTTTCGTCCATCGAAGTCATCAGCCGGGAAAGCGTGTCGATCACGATCAGCACAGGCTTGGCCTTGATCTCGCCCAGATCCTGTTTGATATGCTCCCACTCTTCCGTGTCCGAATAGAAGGGCACGCGGTTCTTGAACATCATCCGATGGTCGCTGCGGAATTCCTGTCCGAAATGTTCCATCCAAGCCGGGAAACGCATCTTTGCCATGCCCACAGGCCCCTCACCGGCAAAATACAGGACATCCTGTTTTTCGGGATTCGGGTTCTCCCATTGCCCTGGGATCCCGAAGGCCAGCGTCAGGCACAGGTCGAGCGCGATGAAGGATTTGTAGCTTCCGCTTTCCCCGTACATCATCCCGACGCCCTGGCGCGGCAGCACGCCCGGGATCAACCACTCGGGATCTCCCACGCTATCGGCATAGTCGTGGATGAATTGCAGCTTGGTGCGCGCTTGGCGTTCGCTGCTGATATTGGCAATGTCGGGCGCCTGATAGCCGACGAAGGCCGCAAACGCATCCTCGTTTGATTGGTGCCCCTTGGCCCCGCTTTCCGCATCCTCTCCGTGGTTCGCTGCGTTGCGGACCAGCGTTTCCAGTTCCCATTCATCCCAAGGCGGCTGACAGTAGGGGTTCCACTTTTCCCATAGCAGATCGAACGCGAGCCCGGGCGAAATCGCCTTGTCGAGTATCGACGCGCAGACCTGGAAAGCGAGATTGTTGCCCCCCTTCCCCTCAACCGAAACACGTCCCGACTTGACGTAATTTTCGATAAGATCGTTGGCCGTCTTGACGTTCCGGGGCAGATCCTTGTCGGGGTTTTTGGTCAGTCCGAGCGTGTCGGTTTTCTTCCGCTCGGGAACGATCGCCGCCATGAACGTCGGCAGCGGTGCAATCACCCCGCCCGGCAAAGCTTCGTAGATCCCGGTAACGCGCCCTGGCCCGGCCTTCGTCTTGGATCCGGGCAGGATCACATAGCCGCCAGAAATGATCTTCCCGGCCTTGTTGATCCCGCCCCGGGTGTCGATCCCTTCCGCGATGCGGCTGGCCGTGCTGGGCCCCTCACCCCTGAAATAGACGTGCAAGCCGCCCTTGGGCGTCCTGACCTGGAATGCACGGGAAACCGCTTCCCGTATCTGGGCGTCGCGCTCTAGCAGCTTTGCCCACCAATCGAGCCCGGCCGGGTCAATGTCGAAAACAAACAGCCCGCTAAGGCCAGTCGCAACGGCCCAATTGAATTCTGGGTTGACGCGCATCCATCGCGCGATTTGCTCGGGATCGTTGCTTGCCTCTTTCCAGCCATGCGTGGTCGCGGGATCCTTTGTCCCTGGAGCGCATGGGAAAATTTTGCAGCCTTCCAACTGCGGGGGAAGCGGCTGCACTAGCGATTGCCTTTGCGCTGACAGGCAACGCAACGCTTTCCCCTGCCCACATAGCGCAAGACTTCCCCGCACTTGGCACAAGGGGGCCCCACGAATGTTTCGGCCTTGCGTCGGCCGTTTGGGTGCAGTAGAAGCGACATTGCCCCTCCAAGGCATTGGGAGCCCGCCACGTTTCAGCCGCGTGGCGGGCTTTTCCATTCCGAAGCGTCAACGCTTAGTGAAATGTTTCTTAGAGGCAATAGCCTCTTTGCGCTTGACAATCCCAGATCAGGGCAGCGCGCCAGCGACAGCGCACGCGACCAGCCAAGCGATAAGCACAATCCCGAGAAATAGCAGCATGGCCCTAAGCCCCTGTCAGATCGGCGCAAAGCGCGTCAAAATCACGTTCATGCATAGCCGCCAGGGCATTGACCGACAAGGCCGGAACGGCTGGTATATAGTAGCAGCGCCCCGATTTGCGGTGTTTGATCTCGACTTGACCGGGCAGGATTGCCACAGTGCTGACCTTGTAGGCTTTGCTTTCAATATTCATCACACAACCCCAAAAGAATGGTTGATATAGTAGCGCCAAGCACCGCCGCGAGATTGCAACCTGAATAGCTTGGGATTTGACAAGCCGCCCAGGGCGCGGAATTCCTCTTTGGTGATCCGCTCTTTTTTCGTCTGTTGCCTTGCCATTAGTTCCCGCTCCCATAGTAGCGCATGACAGCGGGCGAATAACCCGCCACGGCCGGGCCGCTATTGTGGGCGTACTGGCGCCGCCAATCACCCCAACGCCATGACCGGCGCGACAGGATCCAATCGGAAGCCACGCGCCAATCTGCGAAAAATACCCACGCGTAAGAGCCGTCGAAAAAATCGAACTTGACCGGGAATTGCCGGTCATGGTCCGCCGGATGGATTGTCACCCGCTCGACGGCCGCCACCTTGCGCGCATAAGTCAGGATCCCGGCCAGGTTGCGGCTGGTCCGAATGACCGCGCCGCCCCGGTTGCAAATGTGGATCATTCGCCCGCCCCTTCGTTCGTTGGCATTTGCCACACCTTGCCGACCATCAGAACACCCCTTCCGCAATCGCGAGCGCCGACATATTCGCCCAGCTAAACAGGTGACAGCCCGCCTTCATGTTGCCGCTGGCGTCGATTTCGTCGATTTGGAAATGACCGACACGGATGGTTTCCCCGTTGCGCTTCCAGGACGTGCCGCGCTCGCGACAGGCCCGGATTGCCCGAAACGCCTTGACCGCATGTTCCCACGGAACGCTTGCGCCTTGCGACGTCTCCAAGAATTCGCCCGTAACCGGCGACCGGCGGACAAGCGCCGTTCCGTCGAGATCCAAAAAATAGCGTGCCGGTTCACCGGCAAGGAATTTTGCACGTGCTTCGGCGTAGGCGGCGCGCTGGGCAATCTCCCGAGTCTTTGCAGCCTTTGCCGCTTCGCGCTTCATATCGGCCGCGCGCTTGTCCGCACGGGCTTTGAGATCGGACATATCGGCGGGCTTGTAAGTCTGCCCGTAAAGGCGTGACAGCCGCTCGGCCCCGGCAAGGTACGATTCCGCCTGTCGAGTAAGCCAAGGCGCATTTGACCGGGCGCGGGCGGCATTCTGGAAAGATTCCAGCGCTTGCGCTTCATACCATGCGACAGCTTTTGCAAGGTAGTGCTTGATTGCGTCGCGCATTTGCTTTGCGTTGAACCCGCAGCCGTCAAGATCGGGGATCCACAAATCATCGGGCAGGGTGAAAACCTGGACGCCCGATGGAATGGCGTGGCTCGCGAAATTCTTGTGCTTTGCGGTACTGGTTGAATAGCCGCGCGCGTTGAACCAGATTGCCCAATCGGGCGAGCCCTTGCCGATCGGCTGAAACCAGCGCGCAATCGGGAAATGGTGCCCATAGGAAAAAATGGTCAAGCCTTCCGCGATCACGTTAAAGCCTTTGGCTTTCAGATCGGGGTTACGCTGGGCCCAGCGGTGCGCAATTTGTTGGTGATTTTGTGCCATTGTTTTTCGCTCCATTAAAAGCGGGGTTGGTTCGAACGGGACCGGGCGCGTTTGGCTCGCACCATTAGCAGCGATTAGCAGGATTTCCCTGCCCGACTGCCTAGCGGCTTTTTCTGCCCGTTCCCGTTCGATGCGTTGACGTTAAGTCAGGTCAGTCTAAAGGTCAAATTCTTTTTTGTTCGGGTTGAAATAAAAGGCGCGGCTCTTTCCTGCCAGCGACGTCGAACCATACCAACCCTTGAAAGCTTCGTGCTTCCTGCAATTCGCTAGGGCCTTTGTCAGCGTGTTTAGCAGTTCGTCGCGCCCGCTTCCCGCCCTGACGCCCTGGGCAACCCGCACAGCAATCCACGCGTGCGCCACGGGCTCGCCGGGCAGGATCCCTTGCAGCCACGCAATCAGCTTGCGTTGCGCCGCATCATCGAACCCGGCCGCATCCACGATAACCGGGAAAAACGACGGCTCGGGCTTGTCCGCCTTAAAATCCCCGAGCGCTGCAATCTGGGCTCGGGCGTCGCCCTGACGTTGCCGCAATTCTGCTATGACCGTCGGCTCCTGGACCAGCACAAGCAATTGCTCGGCCGATAGCGGGCGCCGATTGATTAGCGTTTGCCGCATGGTCGGTGCCAATGGGTGCCCTTCGTTCCCTGTCGCGACAAGCAAGCCCGCTTTTTCCATTCGCTTGACCTTGGCAATCGACAGGTTGAATTTTTCTGCAATCTCGAAAATGTTCATGTTACAAATCCTAGCCTTCCACAGTCGAATAAATTTGATCCCGACGATAGGGTGCCGCAAGAAATTTACCGAGCGGGAAAGATTGTCCGCCAGATTGGCAAAACCTGGCTCGCTGGTCCATATCTCCGCTTTTCGTTATCGCAAAGGTTGTGCAAGCGAGCCATTCCCTATCGCTCGCATAAGCGGGCGCATAGTGGCGCCCGTCGTCAAGCGGGCGCAATGCCCAGCTAGGGACGTGTTCCATCGTGAACCGATGAACGAAGCGGGAAAGCGCTTCACGTTGCGCGCTGGGCTTTAGACTGGATCCTTTGGCATATTGCATAGTCATGGTCATGGTCAGATTTTCCCTTCGCTAGTGTGAATGGTAACAGTTCGTTGATCTCCACAAGGGATGGTCAGCACGCGACGCCCGCAATCCGCAATTGGAATGGTGCGCAGATCGTCAGGCAGCTTGGCAATCGCAATCGGGCAGCAAGGCCGGTCAAGCAATGCCTGGCTTTCAAATTGCGCGCGAATCTCGCGATAGGCGTAATCGGCCGCATAGTCGCGCCGCTTGAAAATGCGGCTGGTCGATTCACCAACGGGAAAACTCGAAATCACATAGTAGATCATGGCTTAGTTATCCCTTCCACAGTTCAGACAATCGGGTTGACCTTTAGGCGTAATTTCGTCGCTTTCAGGTCATTCGGCATCACTTCACTTCCTTGCAGATGGTGAGGCCGCAGTCGCGCAAATGCTGGGCAATCCACTGACCATCCGTCTCGCCGTAGTCAGGCGCGCTCTCATCCTCCACAGGCTCGAAACGCTGCGTGCGGAGGGCGGATTCTGCCAAGCGCGCGATCGCGTCCCGAATATCCTGATGCCATGCGACGGGGCCGCGCTCGGCCATAACCAGTGAGCAGGCAAGCCACTCTTTGACGATCCCGGCGTCGAACACTAACATCTCCCGCTCGCCTTGCCCGGCTTGGGCTGGCGTGGGGGTGGGGGTGGGCTGATCCAGCGCCACAAGGGCTTTGGTCACTTCGACCATTGTGGCTTCGAGAGTGTCTAGGCGAAACATCACTTCGACCATTTCGCTCACTGGCAGGTCGGTCCTCGCGGGCACAAATTCAGTCAGCATTGGTTTGTTCCTTGGTGGGGCGCCATAGGGTGCCCATCGCCTGCATCGCAAACTAGGATACCATCACGTTGCATCCTACGAACCTTGACAAGCCCTAGCTTGTATTTTTCCGCGATTTCGTGAATATTCATTACAAAATTTCCTCGTGTCCTACCCAGACATTTTTATCAATCAGATAGCAAGGCCAGCCGTGGCCCTTTGCAACCTTTTTGACAATTCCGCTCTGCGTACCTTTGCCGCGCCGAAATTGGATTGTCTGCCCTACTATAGCAAACGGGATTGTGTGCGTCCTATAGGTCGTCATTGTCACACCTTTTCAGTTCGTGTTTCGCCCAAAATTCTGCGAACTTTTCTTCATTCATCAGAATTGCCACGCGATCAAATCCGATCGCGCTAGGACGAAGCGATTGCATACCAATCGCCATGCGCCTTGCATGAACTAGCCCATGAACGGCCACCATATCCGATAGACTACGCTCCGCTCGGTTCATTTCAGGATCTCCGCGCATTCGAGCAATTCAACAAGCTTGCGAGCCCATGCCGCATTGTTTGTAGGCGATAGCTTTGGCAAGCGCTTGTGCGGTTGCAGATCGATCGACGGTCATTGAAAGCACCTTTCGTTGGTGGCTGGTTGGTGGCTGCATTTTGCACGCAGCGACGCTAGTGTCAACCGGAAAAAATACGTTTGCGCAAAGGTTGTGCCAAGCACGCTAGACCGTGCTCTTGCTAGTGGCTGTCAGGTGATTGCAGCAACTAGGCAGCTAGGCTGTCAACATATCGCAGTCTCTTTATGCGCGGGCGCGGATCTAGCTTGCTACTAGCTTCGCTTCGTCAGCGCTGCGCCTAGCGGCTTGCTCGACTGCGCTTCGATGCATCCGATTCGCCCGATGGATGGTCAGGAAAAAATCTCGATCAATTCTGATTTTTCCAAATCGATTTTGACAGTCTGCAAATCTGGTCAGGATCCTGGCTTCCGATCGTGCCAGATGCGCCCCGTGATGGATGGTCAGGATCTCAATTGATCGGGATCATTGACGTATGGTCAGCATCGATCGCCCCAGTTGACGTTTCGTCAGCATTGATGGCTAATATTAACTATCAATGGTCCGGTACCTTTCAGGATTTCCGCTTCGACCACGGGGGATGGTTCTTTTCAGTTGGCGATATGCCGGGCCGGCCCGACTTGCGCTATACAGATTATTTTTCCTATAGCCTTCCCTTACGTCAACTATTGACTTCTGTGCCCCGGATCCGTACTTCTGAACCATCCTCAACAATCTGGGTGATTTCCAATGCTCCCCAAATTCCTAAAAAAACCTCCCGCCAAGCCCAAGGCACAATCCTCCAACGTCGTTGCGATCCTTCACGATCCCGACACGAAAAAGTTGACCGTCACCTTCCACGGCGGGCGGATCTACCGCTACGACAACGTGACCGCGGACAAGCACGCCGACCTGATGAAAGCCGAAAGCAAGAGCAGCTTCCTCAACGAACACGTCATCCCGCACCACACATTCAGTCGGCTCAAGTAGGGCTCACCACTATGCCTTTGGCGTTCCAGTAAGGCTCACTGCTATGCTGCCATTGAAAAGACGGTAGCGGTGGCCTTCTGGACTTGCTATGCTGCGCGGCAATCAAGGAAAAGCCCCGGTTCATCAACCTTGGAGAGAAAATCATGAGCCAAATGCACGACAAAGAGGCGGCGCAGATGATGCAGCGCTGCGTCGAAGAAATCGAAATCCTGCACACGACGATCCAACACCTTCAACCCAAGGCGCACGCCTATGACACCCTGTCCGCCGTTGTGCGCAGCATGGGGCCGAGAGACGGCGTAGGACATTCCCCGAGCCTGACTTGGGAACTCAAAAAGAAAATCCAGGAACTGCAAGCTGTAACTGTAGCCGCAGCGGGAGAAGAATAATGGGTAATATTTCACGCGACGCAATGATCGCACAGAAATCAAAGCTGGATATTAACGAAGCTGTCGCCCAGCAAGCCGATGGGAAACCCTTGGGCGGGTACGAGTGGCGCATGAACGTCGAACTGCGAGAACTCTCGACGAGGATCGGCAAACTATCCGATTTCCTCGGCAGCACGCCCTGGATCAACCTGCCGCCGATCGACCAGGACTTGCTCTATGCCCAGCACGACGCGATGTGCGCCTACCGCCGGATCCTTGCTATCCGTCTGGCACGGGCAAGCGTTCCCGAAGTCAAGCCCGTTGACACCGTGGGAGAAATCCTTGACGACGGTATTCGCTTGGCAAAGCCGGATCCGACGGAGCCATTGCCTTTCAACGGGTAAGCTAAAATGGTTTTCGCAGGCGCAGGATTGATGCTACTTTTGATCGCCAACGTCTTTGTGTTGGTATCAATTGATACAAGGATCCACGACATGTCCGTTGCCTCTGCCGCGCTGCTGGCTTCCGCCACGCAACTGAAAACCGTCGCTCAAGCTCTGGCCGACAATCTCCCAAACGAGGATTCTGCGGCCACCACGTCCGACGTCAACGCGACCGCTGTGGTCATCGCAGACGCGCTTGCCATTCTCGCGCCACTCGCGCCTGCGCCCACTTCGGTGTAAACCAATAATCCCCGGCCCCAAAAAAGGCTGTTCTGTTTCAAACCGGGACAGCCTTTTTTGTTGCCAAACGCACGGCCGTTGATATGGTTGATAGGCAACTTGGAGAGCGTGCGATGCAAACGAAATATTTCAAGCAAGCCGTGACTGACGCCTTTAACGGTGTGGAAAGTTCCGACGAAGTACGCGGCGGTGTCATGCTGGAAGGGCTCGACATTGCCCTTGCGATCGTCGACGGGCTCGTGGCGCTGGCTTCCGCGATCGAAGTAATGAACACCCAAAAGCATTACGGTGACTTGTGAGTACGTCGCTCGAAATAGAATGGCGTTGCCCGCATTGCACGTCCGTCATGGGCGTGCTGGAAATCACCAAGATTAACCTGTGGAGCAAGCACAATGGTTGACGGCCCTGTAATGTCGGACTTCGAGCGGGCACGTTGGGAACGGGCAAAAGGCCGGGCGTCCGAACACAATCCCGGCGACGCATTAAAAGCGTTTCTCGATGACATAGTAAAGGGCAAGTGCGAGCCCCGCCACCTGATTATCGTCTATGCCAATAAAAACGGTGAAGATGAAAAAGACAGTGTTGGCTGGTATCAAGCGGGAGATCTCGAACACCTTGCCCAAGTTGGGCTTCTCGACACCGCAAAATACATAATGAACCAGGACTATAGGGATTAATTATGGCCGACAATTTCACACCCTCACGCCTCAAGGGGCCCGAAAAATCTTCGGTCTATGAATGCCCGAATTGCGGCAGCAACAACCACAATCACGTATGCCCCAACGCAACGGCCAAGCCAGAATGATCCCGCTAGTCTCGGTCCGCAAGGCGTCCGTCGCGGCCGGCGATGATGTCACCCTGTCCAGGTTCGTCAAGATCATCGAAACCGACCACAACCGGAAGCGCCGCAAGCACCAGCCGCGCCTTGGCATGATCGGTCCCCTGGCATTCGTGCAGCAGGGACGGACCAAATTCACCAGCCGGGTGCTGCGCCCCGACGAAATGACGAACCTGCTGGTTTCGGGGCACTCGAACGTCAAAATCGGGCGCGACGTGCGTAAGGGTCTGCTGAAAGGGTATTGGATCTACACCCTGTCGTTGGAAGAACGCAAAACTTGCCCCGCGACATGCAAGCATTGGCAAACCTGCTACGGCAACAACATGCCATTTGCCAAACGGATCGACCATACCGATCCCGAATTCCTGCCGCGGCTGGAAGCCGAGATTGCCGTCCTGTGCAAGAGGAAATACGGCGTCTTGATCCGGCTGCACGCCCTTGGCGATTTCTATTCGAGCGAGTATGTGGCTTTTTGGGACCGTATGCTGCGCGCTCACAAGAATTTGTCGCTGTTCGGATACAGCGCACACCCCAACAAGTCGACGATCGGCTGGACACTGCACCATCTGCGCATGGAATGGGGCAAGCGGGCCATGATCCGCACGTCCGACGGACCCTATCCGACGATGGCAACCGTCTCGATCGGCAGCGAGGAAGGCAAGCCACAAAACGCCTTTATATGCCCCGAGCAAACAGGTAAGACGCGTTGCTGTGCCACCTGTGGCGCGTGCTGGTCGACCACGAAAAACGTCGCCTTCATGGAGCATTGACATGGCAAGGAATTTTTCAGCCCGTGGGTTCACCGGAAAGGCCGCGAGTGTGTCGCCGCACGTTTCCAGTGTCCCGGGTAGCAGCGCCAAAGCGCGCATCAACGAAGCGGCCGGCCAGAAGGTCACAACTGCCGCGGTGGCATCGTCCAAGGCTCTGCCCAACGCTCCGGCACCTGCATCGTCGAGCGGCAACATGGTGATGCCTGTGGACCATCCAGGCGCCAAGACGACGCGCACAACGACGAAAGGTGGAATGCTATGAAAGCCCCAACCAAGAAAAAGGCGATGCCCAAGGGCAAAGGCGGCAAGCCGAACCCGTTTGCAGCCAAGCCCGGCGGCAAGATGGCCGGCGGCAAGAAAATGGGTAACGGCAAAGCCTGCTGAACCTATCGCCCAGGGGCGGTTGTCTTTACTCGCGCGCGGGGATCTGGCAGAGTGCCGGAATGAGTGAAGATAGCCGCCTTCCTGTTGTTCGAGCAATCTCGGGGCTCCCCGCGATCTCGGCAGAGCAATACCAGCATGTCGGTCGGTACGCGGGTGCCGCAGTCATGCATTGCTTTGAGGCAATTGGCGGAGCCGACCGCATGAAAACTTGGGCGGACCAGAATCCGACCGACTTCTACACCAAGCTTTTCCCCAAGATGATCTCGCGCTCGCAGCAAGTCGACGTTTCCGGCACGCTGACGATCGATGATGCCATTGACCGGCTCGAACGGCAGAATTCGCAGTTGGCACTTGCCGACTACACCGAAGTCAGCGACGGGGAATTCTACGACCTTTAACCGCAGACGGAGAACCTGCGATGTATGAAAATCCACATGGGAAAGCTGCGGGGCTTTCCGGCCGACTACACCGATTTGCCGACGCGCTCTGCACCGACCGCAAATATCCTTGGATGGGTACCGGCATTGTCGACGATCTGCGAGCCGCTGCCGCCACGATCGACGGCCAGCCACTTCCGAAAACCTTGGACGAAGTTGAAGCGGCTGCGTTGGAGTATGACCTATGAGCGCCCGTCGTGAAGCCAGCAAGCGCCTGGGAACCACGCTCCAAATCCACTACGAAGATCTTGTGAACGCAACCGGCGACGACGTGGCAAAGGCCGCGGTGATGCTCGGGGCGTGTTTCAACGAGAATATCGAATTCATCATCTGGACGCTGAAAGAGTATGGCGGCGTCGAACAAAAGCCATTTCAGGCCCATGTCAATCCAGCCGCGACGCGCCTGCCCACCACACCCAAGGATTTTCTGATGCCCTGCCAAGATCGCTTACGCGTGGCCTTGAATATCCCACAGATCGCCGCCGATGCAGGCATGTCCGTCGACGAAGTTCGCGCGCGGTACATGGTCCTGACGGTGGTACGCTGGAAAGCAAATTTTCGGCTGTTTGCCCGGCAAGCGCTCAAGATCCGCACCAAGGCCGGCGACCTTGAGCCCTTGATCCTGAACGAAGCGCAGGAAATTCTGCTGGCTGCAGCCGACGCGCAGCTTGAAGCCGAAGGCTGGGTTCGTCTGGCGGGCTTGAAGGGCCGGCGGCAGGGCTTTTCGACGATGGTTGCAGCCCGCGGCTATTGGCGTGCAACGCTGTGGGACCGGCAAAATATCTACATTCTGTCCCACGAAATGACGGCATCAAGCAAGCTGTTCGACATGACGGCGCTGATGCAGGAAAAGCATCCCTTCCCGCCAAAGGTGGGTACGGACAATGCTAAAGAACTGGAATTCCCCAAGCGCGGATCCACTTACACCGTCGCCACCGCAGGGCAAAAAGCTGGCGGACGTGGTGGCGGCGTGTCGTTTTTCCACGGATCCGAAGTCGCCTGGTGGACAAACGCACCCGATCATTTCTCTGCATCTGTTCAAGCCGTGGATGAAGTGCGCGGTGTGTGGGGCGTCCTGTGGACCGAACCGCGTGATCCTCTGCCGTTTGAGCGGGGAATTGGAACGATTGAAGGATGGGTAAAGGCCCCATCTGAAATTTGGCTGGAAACGACGTCGGCTGGCCCGCTTGGCGAATTCCACAAGCGCTACATGGACGCGATGAAGAAAATCGGCCGGTACCGCGCTGCCTTCGTGCCGTGGACCGTGCAAAAAGAATACGTCGAGCATGGTGAATTCGTCCCGATACAGGAAGCGGAAGAGGAAGGCGGGCTTTCCGAAGCCGAATATCAGGAACTGCATGGGCTCTCGAATGAGCAAATGCTGTGGCGCCGATCGAAGATCCACGAACTAGGTTCGGAAGGAAAATTCCGGCAGGAATACCCGATCGACGTCGTAGAAGCATTTTCGAGCGCCGACATTGACAGCTTTATCAAGCCCGCGATCGTCCTGCGCGCTCGCAAACGGCACTTCGAAGATCCCGACGCACCGTTGATCCTCGGCATTGATCCGGCCGGCGGCGGTGGCGACCGCTTCGCAGCAGCTTTCCGGCGCGGCGACAAGATCGTCAAGATCTTGGTGCGCAACAAGCTGGAACACGACGAAGCGGTGGCCTGGATCGCGCAGTTGATCGAGGAATACCATCCGAACCGTGTTTGTATCGATCGCGGCTCGATGGGTGCAGCCATTGTGTCGGCGCTGCGCAACCAGAATCGGAAATATTTCGAACTTATCAAGGGTATCGATTTCGGCGGCACGTCGAAGTTCAAGAAGGCCACGCCGAAGCGCGCCGGCCCGTGGAACGTCCGCGCCGAGATCTACGAGCGTTTCCGCGTCTGGCTGGTCGAAGGTGGTTCGATCCCAGACGACGACGATCTCGCAACCGACATTGTAGGGCCCAAGATCAAGTACCGCGCCAACAACGATTGGCTGCTGGAAAGCAAAACCGACATGAAGGCTCGCGGGCTGCGATCGAGCGACCTATCGGATGCCTGTGCGCTGACCTTTGCAGTTCAGGAATTCTTTGACAGTTGGAGCAAGCCGAAAGTGGTAAAGGGTTGGGGAATGGGCAACCCCGACGGCCTCGGACACAACGGCGGGCCGGCGCTCGACGACGATTATTACGACGCCCCCTCCGATGCAACTTCCTGGATGGGCTAGTGCGACGCATCCATTTCATAAACGCAGCAATTGCAGCAGAAACCGACGATTGTATTCTGTGGCCCTTTGCTCTGCGCGCAGGAACACCCTACGGGCATTTTTCCTTGTGGCATCACGGCAAACAGCATAATTTCTATACTCACAGGTACGTTTGCGAGAAGGTTTACGGCCCTGCGCCGGATGGCTTTGAGGCGGCGCATAGGTGTGGTAACGCCCCGTGCATCAACAAGCGACACCTTCGATGGGCCACCCATCAACAAAACATGGACGACGCCAAGGTTCACGGCACAATGCGCGGCCGTACCGGCTACAGAAAACGGGGATGACAAATGGCTGGTCTGCGCGATAGCATCAACGCCGAAGATCTGGCGCCACAGAAAAAGCCCGTCAAGATCCCGAAGGGGTTCGACACGACGTCGGATTTCCTGAACGACATGCGCAAAAAGTACGAGTGGGGTTATTCGTACAACGAACACAACATCATCGCCGGCAAGGATGATGCTGGTTTCGTCGTGGGCGACAAGCAATGGGATCCGATCGTCCGCCAGCGCCGGATCAACGAGAAAAAGCCGACACTGACGTTCAACCGGCTGGTGGCCTTCCTGGCACAAGTCATTGGTGACAGGCTGATGAACGAAACGGAGATCCGCGTCCTGCCCGACAAGGGCAGCGACAAGGGGATTGCCAACATTCGCGAAGGCTTGATCCGCAACATTTTCAAGAATTCGAACGCCGAATTCGCACGCTCGGAAGCCGCCAAGTATCAAATTATCGGCGGACAGGGTGCGTTTTACCTGTCGGTCGACTACTGCAACGACGACGTTTTCGAACAGCAAATCAACCTGAACGCGATCTACGATCCCTATGCTGCGGTGTTCGATCCGCTGGGGATCGAGCCGTCGGGCAAGGATTGCCAGTTCGCGTTCGTGGGTGAGGATATTCCACAGCAGGAATACACCCAGCGCTGGCCTTGGGCGAGCGAAACGTCCTTCTATGGTGACAGCACTTGGAACCAATCCGGCTTCTGGATGCAGGAAGATACCGTTCGGATCGTCAGTTATTGGCGCATGGTCACGGACGGTTTCAAGGTTCTCGCGCTGTATAAAGACGGCACGGTCCATGACGTCACCGAAATGGAAGAATACGAGTATTCCACCTACGTCGCGGTACGTCCCGATGGCAAACCTTATATTCGTGAAGTGCCCAAGCGCTTTGCGCAGCTTTACGTTTGCTCGGGCAACGAAATTCTTGAAGGCCCGTACAATCTGAACTGTTCCTCGATCCCGGTTTACCGTGTTTCCGGCTGGGAAGTGAACGATGGCGAGCGCGTCTATCGCTGGGGCTTGATCCGCAATCTCAAAGATCCGCAGCGGTTGCACAACTATTGGCGCTCGACGATCGCGGAACAGCTTGTCGCGGCGCCGCGGAACAAGTGGCTGACGACACCCGACGCGGTGAAGGGTCACGAAGCCAAATGGCGCCGCTCGCCTGTCTCGGCCGATCCGTTCCTCTATTACAACGACGGGGAAACCGCGCCGATCCACATTCCGCCCCCGGCGATCGACGCTGCCTTGGTCAACGAAGCCGGCGCGTCCACGCAGGATCTCAAGGATATTTCGAACCTACACGAAGCGTCGCTTGGCATGCCGTCGAACGAAGTTTCCGGCGTGGCGATCCAGAAGCGGTCGGCGGTTTCGGACGTCGGCACGTACATTTACACCGATCGCGCGCGAATTGCCGACGAACGCTGCGCAGTCAACATCAACGAATTGATCCCCGATTACTACGACACGATGCGTGTCGAGACGATCATGGGCGCAGACAGCAAGATCGATACGATCACGATCAATGATCCGTCGGATCCGAATTCGGACGTCACGATGGGCAAATACAACGTGACCGTGACCGTGGGCCCGGCCAGCGAAACCAAGCGCCAGCTTGCGGCCGAGCAAATGATGGGCTTCGTCAACGCGCTGCCGCAGGTTGCAGGCAATTTCATCGATCTGGTCGCAGAAGCGCAAGATTGGCCCATGTCGATCGAATTCGCGCGCCGTGCGAAGATGCTGCTGCCCCCGGGCATGATCCCGCCAGACGAAATGACCGAAGAAATGAAGGCCATGCAGGCGCAAAACCAGCAGAGCCAGGAAATGCAGCAGAAGGTTCAATTGCTCGAACTGCAGACGAAACTCGCGAACATGAACGCGAAAACGTCGGAAGCGGAAGCGCGCGGGCATCTGTCGGTCGCACAGGCGTACAAGGCGGTTCTCGACGCACATTCGCGTCAGGATCACGTCGCCCAGCAAAACGAGACGGCCCAATTGAAGGTCGCGCTCGATGCGCTCGATCAGCACAACACGCTCTCGGCCGAAGATCGTCAGCACGCGCTCGACGTGATTATGGCCTTGGCAAAAACCCACCAGACGGTCGCGGCCGGAAACGCAGCGAACGCCAATGCGAGCGCCACTACGGCAATTGCAGCAAATCCGCCGGCCGACGGAGACGGCCAGGATAGCGAAGGATCAGCCGATCAGTCGCAAGACAGCACGAATGGAGTAACACAATGAGCGGGACAGATGACAGCGAATTCACGGCTTTTGCCAACGCGGGAGAAGTTCAGGTAGGCGACGCCAACCTGGTAGCGGCCGAAGCCGCCAAGCCGGCAAAAACTGCGCGCCGTGCGCCACCGAAGCCAGCCGCGGCACCTGCTGCTGCTGCGTCTGCTGCACCTGCCGCTGCGGCTGGTGCCGATGCAGGCGATCAGGGCGCAGGGGATGGCGGAAATGCTGGTGGCTGGGCTGGTGCTGACGATGATGATCTCGATCTCGATCTCGGCCGCGTATCTGGCGAAGATGATGGCGACGCGGGCGACGATCAGGGAGAAGATCAGGGCGGCGATCAAGACGATGGGGATGACGAAACCAGCGGAAAAAGGGAAACCGCCGAAGGCCGAATGAAGCGGCTCAAGCGCGAGCGTTCCGAGTATTTGCAGCGTGCCCGGGAAGCCGAAGCGCGCCTTGCACGGCTCGATACGGCGGCGATCGACGCCCGCCTTGCAGCGCTGGAAAAAACGGGCTTGCCAGCCGGCCAGGCACCAAGTAATAACGTCGACAAGCTGGGGCCGGGGCCGGATCCGTTGGATCAGACCAAATACCCGCTGGGGCACCTGGACGCCCAATATGTCGAGGACCGGATCAATTGGACAGCTGAAAAAAAGCTGGCCGAACGAGCCGACGCGGACCTGCAACGTCAGCAGGAAAACCAGCAGACAGAAGGCCAGAAGGCCGAGCAAGAAAAGCTTGCGGCGACGGTAAAGTCGACGCTGGAAAAGGGCTCGGCAATTTATGATGACTTCGAGGAAGTCACCATGAAAACCAAGTGGCAACTGTCGAAAACAGCTTTCGAAGCTGCGTCAGATCCCGAGATCGAGCATGGGGCACGGATCCTCTACAATCTCGCGAAAAACCCTGCCGAAGCCGAAAAGCTGTTCAATATGAGCGATATTCAGCAGGTTCGCTACATCGACCGGAAGAACACCGAAATCCAAGATCGGATCACGCGGCGCAGACTTCCCGGGGCACCCACGCCCCCGACGACACGGACCCGCGGTGGAAATTCGAGGGTGAGTATCAGCCCGGCGACCGACAATCTCGACGATTTCGAGAAGCTGGTCCGTCAGGATGAACAACGCAACGGACGTAGATAGTTTCGCCGTAAGGGAGATCCCGACCGGCTTTTCAAGGAAGGGATCTCTCATGGGTGCCGTTACTGCCGAACAGCAAAAGCTGGTTCTGAACATGTTCGCAATGACCTTGCAGAACAACCTGGTCACGTCCGACATTGTGACTTGGAACGAATACGACGGGGAAATGGACGACCGCAACGGTCTGCAGGTTCTCGAACAGGTCACGCCGCGCTATCGGATCACCCGCACCGAAAACGGTGTGAAGGATCTCTCGGGCGGCACCGACGGCACCGTGTTCGGCTCGGAACTGTTCGAGATCACCGGCACGTTCAACGCCAACATGGGCTGGGGCGATTTCGTCAAGATCACCACGATCGGCCAGGCGCGCGAGAGCAAGGCTTTGCTCGGCGCCGCGACGTCGCTGGCGGAATCGATCGACGCCTACATTCTCGGTGGCGCGACGCTGGCTTCCAACAACTGGACCGGCACGTCCGGCGACGCGATCAACACATGGACCGATGCCGCAGCCGGCTACACCCGGCTCAAGGAAGAGGGCGTCGAGGATAACGATCTCGCCTATGTGCTGAACTATTACGACAAGCAACAGCTTGGCGATCAGGTCATCGGCCTGTCGGGCGACGCCACGGTTATGAATGCCTATCGCAAGGGCTTCTCGGGCGAAGTGAACGGCATCAAGACGATGTTCACCCAGCAGCTTCCCGTGATACAGACCGGATCGCGCGCTGCGACTGCCGCAACGGCAATCAATGGCGCGGCGCAGGACGTCAACTATGCCGACGTCGCCAAGGCCGGCACGCGCAATGGCTTGCGCATGACGCAGACCCTGATTTGCGACGCTGCCGGTGCGGCAGCGACTTACGCGGTTGGTGACGTGTTCACCATCCCCGGCGTCTATGCCTACGACAACCGGAAGCAAGCGCTGGTCAATCCGGCACGTCTGCAGCAGTTCACCGTCGTTACGGCAGCAACGGCTTCGGGCGGCGGCGCGGTAACGCTGGTCATCTTCCCGGCGATGATCGTTCCCGGCTCGGACGTGGGCGACAACGTGGCGATCAACACCGCGCATGCCACCGTGAACGCTGCACCGGCCGACAACGCCGTGCTGACGTTCATGGGCACCGCGTCGACGCAGTACGGGCCGCGTCTCGCGATCCAGAAGGAAGCAATCGTGGTCAACACCGTTCCGTTGATCCTGCCCGCTTCCGACACGTCCATGCGCCGCAAGCTGTCGAAGATCCCGCTGACTGTCCGCATGTGGCAGCACAGCGACTTCTACACCGGGCAGCACGGGGTCCGGTTCGACGTCGCACTGAACTACAACATTCGCGAGCGTCGCCGCCTGGTGCGGATCAACGGCACCGCGTAAGCGATGCACTTCGTCTAGTTCTCCGGGCGAAGGTTGGTGGCCCCTGTTCTGTAGCCCGCGACAGAGCAGGGGCCTTATTTTTGGAGTTGTTTCATGTCCATCAATCCGTCCGCCCCATTTTACGGCACGAACGCGCCCGACAAGTTCGCAGCGGTTCGCGACGTCGACATAAATCAGGCAAACGTCAACCAGCCGGAAATGGTGAGTGCGAAGGCCGTGGCCGTCGTGATCGCGGGCACCGTGAATGCGATTGGGACCGTTGTCCCGTTGACTGGTGGCGGTGGCGGTGGCGGATCCAGCCTTGCCGACAATCTTGTGATCGACAGCAATGGCGTTTACTGGATCATGCAGGACCAGGGCGGCGGTATTTTCCTGTATTACAACGTCTCGACAGGCGTTGCGGGAACACCGACGGCACCTGTCACACCTGCGTCGAAAAATTCAGGGCTCCAGCTTGTCGCCCAATCCTACACCGCGACGGCTGGCGGCACGGGATATTCGGTCGGTGACGTGATCGAGCATATTATCACGCTCAACATGGTCGCAGTTCCGCCGACGGTTTCGGCATCGGTGTGGGTCAACATCAACACAGGCGCAGTCATCGCTGCGCCACTGTCGGGCAACATCAACGCAATCGACGACAATGTGAACGCGACGATCGTTGGCACCCTGCCCGCGTTTGCAGCGACGCCGACGGTAAATCTCGGTACGCTGAACGGCGCGGCGACCGAAGCAACGCTTGCGGCAATGAGCGCGAAGCTTCCGGCAACGCTCGGGCAAAAGACGTCGGCAAATTCAATGTCGCAAGTCTTGGCGTCCGACCAGCCGGCAATTCCGGTCAAATCCAATCCGCCACAGCTTTTTGCGAAGCCAGCCGCGAACACGATCGCAGCACTGAACGGCTCGGTGGCTTTCACCGTCGTAGGGGGTTGCAGCTATTATCTGTCGGTGACGAACCCGGCAGCGGTAACTACGCAGTTTGTCGGTACGCTGACGTTCCAATCGTCGATCGACGGTGGTGCATCCTGGCAGAACATCAACGCCATGCCGGCGACGACTGCAACGGCGCAAACCGTGCAGACTTCGACGACTACGGGCCTTTGGGTCGTCGGTGCACCGAACTCCGTGTCCGTCCAGTTGCGTGCGACGATGACTGCATACACGTCGGGCACTGTTGCGGTCGATATGGTGGCTTATGGGCAGGTCGGCGCCACGATGCTGCTGCCCTGGTTCTACACCGTGACGGCTGGTCAAACGCTGGTCGGCCCGCTCGATACCACCGGCATCCAAGAAATCGGGATCCAGATTTCGGCCGTGACCACGACGGTTTTGACCGTTCAAGGCACCAACGATCCGTCGTTGACGACCTGGGACACAATCGGCGTCAATGTTGCCGGCGGCACGACCGCGCCAGCGCTGACGATCTCGGCTGTCGGCTCGTATCGCGCCAGCACCGCCGGCTACAAGTACGTCCGTGTCCAAGTCACCACGACGGGCACCGTATTGAGCGTTCAGGGCGTCATGGCGCGCTTGGGAGCGCCCACGAATAGTCAAGTCGTCGTCGGCGCCGGCACGCTCACAACCGTTGGCACCGTTACGGCGGTCACGACAGTAACGACGGTTTCGACCGTTACGGCGGTCACAACGGTTGGATCGGTGACCGCGGCCAATCTGAATATTCCAGGCACGATCGCTGACGTTGCATCCGCTGCCCTTACGACAACCACGACGACGGCAGCGATCACACCGACGTTCGGTTGCTCGTATGAAGTGAATATTCCGGTGACGGTGGTTTCGGGTACGACGCCGACACTTGACGTTGTGATCCAAGAATCGGACGACGGCGGCACGAACTGGTTCGACGTTTACCACTTCCCGCGGATCACAGCCGTTGGTTTCCTTCGTTCACCCAAGCTTCCGTTGACCGGCAACCGCGTGCGGTACGTCCAGACGGTTTCGGGTACGACGCCAAGTTTCACGCGCGCGATCAACCGACTGCAATCGAGCGACAGCGCGCAGCCGCTTCGCAAGATCTTCGACCGCACCTTGACTGCGGCACAGGCGTTGAACGCGGTCACGGCGTTCATGGTTGTGCTTTCGGCCTGCCGCAACATGCAGCTTGTGATCTCGGCCGGGACGATCACTACGACGGCCCCGGCTCTGCAGCTTCAAGGCTCGGACGACAACGGCGTGTCCTGGTACAATATTGGGGCGCCGCTGGTGGCTGTAACCGCTTCGACCGTGCAGCTTACGGTCAACAATGTTTACGCCGAGCAAGTTCGTGCTATCGTCACGACAGCAGGTGTTGCTGCGGCCCTGAACTATGTTGGGCTAAAAGCCTTCTAAGGATATTGAACGGAGAACGAAAATGCGTGAAACAGAAAACTGGCCCGCGTGGCATTATGGCCCCAACGGTGCATCGGACGTGTTCGAGAGCGCTGACGAAGTTCCGGCCGGCTGGCACGATCACCCGTCGAAGGTCGGCGGCAAGGTCGAGCCCGAACTGCCCAAGGTTCCCGGCGGCTCGACCGATCTGACCGATCTGACCGACGTTGACAGCCAGGGCAACGCGTGGGATCCCGAGATCAACACCGCGACGAAGGCCAAGACGGCAACGGGCCTGTGGCAGCTTCTGCCCGGCAAAAAGCGCCCGGCGCCCGTTACGCTCGATCTTTGATCGATCGAAATATGGAGAACTTCCGTGACCTTGATTTCCTCGATTATTCAGGATGCATTTCGGGAGAGTAACATCATCCCGCTTGCAGTCGCACCGTCGACAAATCAGGCCACGGAAGCCCTTCGTCTTTACAATGCCATTCTCGGGAGCCTTTTTGGCTCCGACGTAGGCGAAAACCTGCAGGACTATCCGCTCGGCAATTTCGGCCGCGACACGTCCGCAGAATATTGCCCGATCGTCACGACGGATCGAGGCTTCAAGCAGCCACCGATCAACGTCCGCTTCATTGCGGTGAACGACCAGCCGATCACGATGGATCTTAGCGTTCGGCCGCAGGACGGCTCGCGCTACGGCATTCTCGATCCCTACGGGCGCTTGGCATCTGTGCCTGTCACCCTCAATGGCAACGGTCGCACGATCGACGGCAATCCGACCTTTGTGGCGGGCACGAATGGGCTCTCGCGCGAGTGGGTCTATCGGGCTGACCTGGGCATGTGGATGCAGTTGACCGACAAGCTTGCCACCGACGAAAATCCGTTCCCCAAGGATTTCGACGACATGTTCGTCATCCTGTTGGCGATCCGGCTCGATCCGCGGTACGGCCGATCCTTGTCGGATTTGAGCCAATCCATCTTCCGCGCCGCTCGGGCGAAGTTCCTGGCGCGCTACATCAATTCCCAGCCGCTGGAAGCACGCGACGACATTTCGTGGCCCTATATGAGCCAAATGGGCTGGTGGAACGGGCGCAGCTTCTCTTCAACCAACGGCTTTGCGCAAGGTCGAATTTATGGTTGATCTCCCGCTCGGCCGCAGCGACTATAGCCGCTCTGTCGCTCGGGAAGCGCGGATCCAGACGCGCAATCGGTATTTCGAAGCAAATCCGGTCCTGACGACGGGCTCGGCACTGCTGTCGCGCCCGGCCTTGAAGCGCTTCCTTTATGTGGGTGAAGGTCCGATCCGTGCAGTCTTTTCCCAGAAGGGTGATTTCGACGACGCGCTGTTCACCGTCTCGGGCACCGAATGGTATCGCGTGGATCTCGACAAGACGGTGACGTTGATCGAGAGCGACATTTTCAAGGGTTCGTCGCCCCAGATGGCAGCGACAGGTCCGATCGGTGACGGGACCGGCGCCGTGCCGCCCTACCTTTTCATGTGCGATGGGCGCACGCTGTTCTGCTATGTTGAAAACGGTTATGCGCTCGGCCGCATTACGGGATCACCGGCGAACAACGACAAGATCTTGCTTGGCCTGGTCTATTACCAATTCACCACGGGCAGTGTCGACGCAGGCACGCCGGCTGGTACGCTCGCGGATCCGTGGCTGATTGCGGTTGGCGCCAACGACGCGCAGTCGTGGATCAATTTCGGGAATGCAGTCAGCGCGCTCGGCAACCCGGGCACGGACTACTCGACGTCGCTGGTCGCGAACCCGCTGGCGCAGCAAGTTTCCGTGGAAGCCAATTCCGCCTTCGTCCGCGCCAACAGCGCAGGGGCGATTGGTGATATTCCGTCGACTGTGCTTGTCGGCGGCGGGCACATTTCTTGGGGTGCCATGACGCTGCAGGGCGGCGGGATGCCAAGCGTGTTCGGCGTGCCAGTGCCTGGTGACGCGGGTGCAATCAGTGTGGGCTACATCGCCGGCTACGTCGTCGTCATTCCCACACAAGGCCAGCCAGGGGATCAACTCAATGGACGCTTCTACTGGATCAAACCTGGCGAAACCACGATCGACCCTCTCGACTTCGCGACAGCGGAGCGTGCGCCGGATCCTGTTTTCGGCGTCGTTGTTTTTGGAGATCAATTTTGGCTCCCCGGGGCGACCACTACGGAAGTCTGGTATTTCACCGGAAACATAAACGCGCCGGTCCAGCGGCTGCAGGGCGTCACCTTTGATCGAGGAACGTGGTCAGGCACGGCGCTGCAAGTCAAGGAAAGCATGATTATCGTCGACAGCGACGGCAACGTGTTCCAGATCTCGGGCGGGCTTGACGAAATCAGTCGGCCGGATATTGCCGAGCGGATCCGCACCGCCATGCTGCTGCAAGCCTATCTGGACGTATAAGGAATTCTTTATGTCGATCGACCATTGCGACAACTTCTCGATCTACGGCCGGAACCCCGGCTACATGACGAACGGCGTCTATGCGGATCTCGGGGAAAGCACGCAGCTTGTCGCGGATCCCGACGGGATCTCGCTTGGAACCGTGCTGCATTACGACGGTGGCGTGCGCAACAGCTACAACAACAATCTGCGGTACATTTTCAGCGAAGCGCAGAATATCGCCGGCAAGTGTTTGCGCCAGTGGTTGACCGGCATTCCCGGCGCCAACGACGTCTATCCGATCCTTGCTTCATTTCGGGATCTTACCAATGCGCGAATCGTTGAAGTGTCGACGAACCCCGTCGGCGGCTTTCGGATTGTCAATGTCGTCGCTGGCGAGACTTACACGACCGTCGGCCCGGCGATCACCGCAAACGCGTGGTGGCATATCGAGATCAAGGTCCAGATCTCGACCGGATCGATCGAGATCCGCGTTGAAGGGCGCACCGTGTTTACCGCCACCGGCAAGAATTTCGGCGTCAACCCGATCGCGCAGGAAGCCTTCGCGACGCAGAACAATGACCGGACCTGGGGCGGCGCAGCCTATGCCAAGGATCTCGTTTATTGGGATGGCTCGGGCACGCAGAATATCGACTTCCTGGGATCGGTCCTGGTCGAGAGCATCATCCCCAACGCGGACATTGATTTCACCTGGACGCCAACGCCTGCGCTTGATCCCGGCTACTCAATCCTTGCCACCACGCCGCCCGACGACGCCGGCCATTATCTCGACGCTCCCCATCCTGCGCCGGATCCTTACGTCTGCGCGATGACCAGCCTGACGGGCGACATTACCAGCATCAAATGCGTGATGACGATGGTTCGAGCCGCCAAGACGGACGGTGGCGACGGCAGCTTGCAGAACGGGCTGATTTCGCACCCGTCGGCTGGACCTGTGACAGGGCTCGGGCAGGACCGGCCGATCACCACGGCGCAAACCTACTGGCGCGACGTGTTCGAACTCGATCCGAAAACCGCTGCCCCGTGGCTTCCAAGTTCGGTCAACCAAGCCCATCTGCAAATCAATCGGACGACGTAAATGGTTAGCGCGGTAGGAATTGACGCCCCGCAAGCGGCGGCGATGGTTACGCTTCACGTTGCGTCAACCTACGTGCGCACGCCGCAAGCTGCCGTAATGATCCCGTACAATGTGCCGACGCCAAACATGGAAGCGGCGCAGGCAGCAGCGCAAGTCGTCGAAACGCGCATTCCGGCGTTCGTCCGCGTGCCTCAAGCCGCGATCATGGTTGTGTGCGACGGGCGTACAGCATCCCCGCAGATCCGGTCATTCACGATCACGCTCGACGGGCACAATCTTTACGTGTTGCGCTTGGGGGACATTGAAACGATCGTCTATGACACGTCGACGAAGCAATGGGTTGATTGGGATTCCTACGGCTTGCCCTTCTGGCGCGCAAATTGCGGGATCAATTGGGTTGGCGCCAACAAAATTGGTTTCGAAAACGGCAACACGAATATCGTCATTGGTGACGACGTTTGGGGCCTTCTGTGGTTTCTTGCACCGAAACAGCAGTTCGACGATTCGACAGACGAATTGAACCCACCGCAATTGCAGCAGGTTCCGTTCGTGCGCGTCGCAATGGCGCAGACAGTCATCAACGGTCGGGATTTCCAGCCGTGCTACGCCGTTTTCCTTAGCGGGGATAATTACGGGATCACGTCCGATTTCGTGCCCTATATCCAGCTTGAAACGTCCGACGATCAGGGACGTTCGTGGATCAACCACGGCGTTATCACGGCGCAGCCCGATATTCTGGACCAGGATTATCGCTGGACGTCGCTCGGGCAGATGCAGTCGCCTGGCCGACTGTTCAGGCTGACGGACAATGGGATCCTCACGAGGCTCGACAATCTCGAAATGAACGACGATGCCGCCTAGCAACCCCACAGCCGACAGCACGATTGCACCGCTTTTCAGTACGAATAAAATCGTCAAGCCCGATGGTACGCCGACGGAATATTTTATCCGCTGGGCGCAGGAGCGCTCGCTCGATATTTCGGGCGGGATCACCTACGAGCAACTGCTGCAAGTGTTGGCCGAGATCTCGATCATTGCCGGCGTTGGCCTCTCTGGCGGTGGACCAATCGACGACAATGTGACGATCGACCTGGAAGATACTGCGGTCGCGCCGGGATCCTACACGAACGCAGATATTACCGTCGACCAGCAAGGGCGCTTGACGCACGCAGCAAGCGGCACGGTCGGCGGCGCGATTGAGATCGACGAAAACGGAACGCCCGTCGTTGCAGCGGCGACCAAGATCAATTTTATTGGTGCCACCGTGACCGAGCCCGTGCTTGGTGAAGCCGACGTGACGATCCCGGCATTGGAAGTCGACGACGGTGGTGGGCCTGTCGAAACCGACGTGACGAAGCTGACGTTCATCGGTGCCACGGTGACGAACCCGGCGACCGGCGAAGCATTGATTACCATTGCGGCTGGCGCAGGTGGGATCTATGCCCCTGTGGTCACGGGCGCCTTGCCTGGTCCAGATCCGGTCGCGGGCGGTGCCGGCAATTTCATCATGGCGAGGGTAGCATGACGTTCACCAGCTTGCAGCAAGACTATCTCGGCGGCGGGCTCGCGGCTGCACTTCCCGCTGCGGCAACGCTCGGCCCGACGATCCCGCCAGGATCTTGCGCATTCTATTTCGCCACCGATAGCAATGTGCTTTACCGGCTGGCCGGCGGTGACACAGCTTGGCAGGTTGCGGCCGGTGGCGGTGGCGGCGACTTTACCAAGATCGCTTCACATACCTGCGGCGCTGCTGAAACAACCGTGTCGTTCGGCTCGATCCCCAACACCTTTTCGTGCCTGAAAATCATCGGCCAAGCCGGTTCGGTCACGGCTGGATCAGTGGATCCGATGACAATGGAGATCAACGGGGATGCAACAGGCGGTCACTATCTTTATACAATGCTTGGTAGCTTCGCCAGCGGTACAGGTTTTGGCGACACTCGGGGGATTGCGTTTCTGTCGAATACTGGTGCCGGCGCACCAAAGGGTTCGTTCGAGATCTCAATTCCCGACTATGCAACTGCTGATCCACGCATGATGCATTGCAACGGCGCAGCATATCAGCCGGGCGTTAATCCGGTGCAGTTCGAGTGCGCTGAATACTATAGTCAAGCTGCCGTGGTCGCGAGCCTTGGCTTCGCGCTGTCGACGGGCGCCGCATTCACGACGGGCAGCAAATTCTTGCTCTATGGCTTGGCTTGACAGCCGGCAACAACGTCGGTAGCCCGTTGCCGTTCCCGCCGCTTCGCGCGCCTTTCGATCAGCCCCCACGGGAAAATAGGGCAGACCGGACCACAGGGCAATGGACGCGCGCGAACTTCATACTGCATCAATGATCGACGGAAGCCCCTACAATCGGGGCGTGTCTGGTGCAGAATGGGTTTCCCGCCCCGGCAACCAATCCGTCGTATTCCGCAATGGCGATACCGTGCTGTTCGAGGATGCCGGCGACAAGACGTTCAACGTCCATTGGCTGTTCGAGGATGCTCACGGCAAGCAAGCCATCGCGCAGGCGCGCATCGCGTTCAATCAGGCGTTCGACGTCCACGGTGCGCTGGCCTTGACCGGCCTTACGCCCGTCGAAAATCGAGCCGCCAGGATCTTCAACAGGTGGATGGGCGGCAAGTCGCTCGGCATCATCGAAACACCGTTCGGCCCGTGCGAGAAATTCTTGCTGACGCGCCAAATGTGGAAGGCAAACTAAAATGGGTTTCCTTAGCACCTTGTTCGGCGGCTCACAGAGCAAGCAACAGCAGTCGAGCCTGTCCGACAACACGAACAAGGATCTTATCAACCAGCAGTTCGGTGACGTTGCTTCGAACGGCGGGCAGGCGAACAACTACCTGCAGTCGCTGCTGACAGGAACCGGCGACACGGGCGCGGCGAACAAGGGCTACCAGAGTTATTTGCAGATGGCCGGCTACGCGCCAGCGATGAAACAGCTGTCCGAAAACGTGACGGGCCAAGGCGCCGCGGCTGGTCTGCTGAATTCCGGCTCGACCACGAAGGCATTGCAATCGTCGGGCGCCGCGCTGAACAACCAGTTCGCGAACAACTATCTGCAGCAGCTTGCCGGTCAGGCCGGGCTCGGGCTGGGCGCTGGTCAGTTGGAAGTCGGGGCGGGGCAGCATTCGACCAGCCAAGGCACGGGCAGCAACAGCAACAATTCGGGGCTGTTCGGCCAAATGTCGGGCGGCGGAACCGGCATCGGCGGCATCCTTAGTCTTGCGTCCATGTTCTCGGATCGGCGCCTGAAAACCGAGATCAATCGGCTCGATACGCTTTCCGACGGGCTGGGGATTTACAGCTTCCGTTACCTTTCGGACACAACCAAGCGGTTCATTGGCGTCATGGCCGATGAAGTCGCGCGGCTGCGCCCCTGGGCGCTGGGCCCGGTCATTCAGGGCTACAGCACCGTCAACTACGGAGCGCTCTAATGGCATCCTCGTTTGACCAGCTTTTCAGCCCTGGGTTTTTGGCGACCGCGGGCGCGGCACCGAACCCGCAGCAGTCCCAGAATGCCATGCAGGCACCTGCGCAAGCTGGACCGGCCGAGTATGCCGCATGGCTGCAGCAAAACCGACTTCCAGATTCGGCCGAAGCTTTTGCGCATTTTCAAGCATTGAACGGACCACCGGCTGCTGCCGAAGTCAATCCGACGGATCCTGCGGCGCCCCAGCCACCCGTGGACCCTTCGGCACCCGTGGACCCTTCGGCACCCGTGGACCCTTCGGCACCCGGCCAGCCTGCAGCCCCGGCTGCAAGCCCGATCGATCGGATGCTGGGCCAGCCTGCGCCCTTGCCAACGCCCATGCCTGCGCACGGGGAACGCAAGTCGCTCGCGACGGTCCTGCAGCATTTGAGCGACAAGGTGAATATGTCGTTCGGTGCCCCGACTGTTGACCAGCAGCAGCGGGCGCGGGAAACTTCGCTGCAAGCGGGCGTACTCGACAACCAGGCGAAAAATCAGAACATTACCCAGACCGGGCTGGAAAATCAGTCGACCGCGAATGGGATGATCGCAAACTTCGCTCGCGGACTGCAGGCAATTCAGGCCCGTGGCGGGGATCCCGCGCTTGCAGCAGGACCGCTCGCGCGCCAGATGGGAATTCCCGAAAGTCAGGCGCAGCAGATCATCGAGCAAGAAAAAAGTCAGCCCGGATTTCTCGGGACGCTCGCGGCTGCTGCCGACAAAGCGGACAAGGAAGCCAAGTATGCGCTGGCCTTGACGGCTGCGACCGACAAAGCCGGCAATCAGGTTTTCCTGCAGCCGGGCTCGGACGGAACGGTCAAGACAGTCGACGGCTACAAGCCGATCACCCAGACGTCGACCACAGACAGCGGCGACGCGGTACATGTGATTGACAAGCGCACGGGCAAAGACGTCCGCACGATCACCAAGCAAGGCGGGCCGGCGACGGGCGAAGGTGCGATCACCGATTCCAGCGGCAAGGTTGTGGGCTATCACCCGCTCCCGGGATCGAGCGCATCCACCAACCAGCAGAAAACCCAAGCCGAGATCGACAAGGCCAAGGCTGACGCTGCGAAACAGGCCGACGCCGTGCGCGCCCAGCGGGGAACCGAAGCGAAGGCTTATGCCGGCGCGCAGGCAAACCTGCAGAACCTGAAACTCGGGATCGAGAAGCTGCGCACGTTGGGTGGAACCCCGTCGGCCAATGGCAACGCCGTCGAAAATTTCACGAACGTCCTGCAGGGAACCGCGACCGGGCAGAATATTTCCCGCGTCACGAACCCGAAGGTGGCGGAAGCACGCGACATGATTAAGCAAGCCGCACAGGGGCTCATGCTTTCCTTGTCGCAAGGGCGCAGCCAAATGTTTCGCACCAACCAAGAACAGACGCGCGCAATCCAGATGATTAACGATCCGCGCACGACGTACCCGGTCATGCTGCAGGCTTACGAAACGCTGAAAAAGATGGCAGGCGACAATCTCAAAGCGCCGACCGGGCCCGCACCTTCCCGCGCCGCCAGTGGCTGGGGCAAAGCACAGGTTGTCCAGTAATGCCCAAGTACCGGATGCAAGCGCCCGACGGCAAAACCTACGTTATCGACGGTCCAGCCGGCGCTACGGACGATCAGGTGCGGGCTGCGATCATTGCGCAGAACCCTCATTTGGCCGATACACCCCAGCCGCGGCCGGTCCTGTCCGCACGCCCTGCTGCGCCCAAGCCGAATGCACCGACGGTCGAAACGAAGCCTGGGAATTGGTTTCAGCGTGCGGGAAACCTTGCGTTGCAAATGATCCCCGGCGCTGGCGCAATTGCTTCAGCCGTTCAAGCAAGCAAAAGTTCTGGCGCAGACGGAGCGACATTCCGTGGCATCCAGGATGAAATTCCCGGAATCGATCACCTTGCGGCTGCGTCGAACGAATTCGGCACGTTGGTCGGGCTGAACAAAAGCAATCTGTCCTACGCCGATCGCGTGAAAGCGATCAAGGCAGCGCGCGAGAATGCTATGCAGCAGGACGTGCATGGTCCGTCGACCGGCGCTGCTGTCGGGCACTACGTCGGGGAGATCGCAGGCGCGCTCGGGACCGGCATGGGTGAAGGCCGGCTTGCAATGGGTGCAGTCGGAAAAATCGCACCGAAGGTCGCGCCCGTCACGAACGCATTGCAGCGTGTCGCGCCCAAGGCAGTCAAGGTCGCAACATCGAATTTCAGCAAAATGACCGCAGCCGGCGCGGCTGGGGGCGCGACGAACAGCGCAGCCAATTCGACGTCGTGGAAGGACGTACCAACCAACGCAGCCGAAGGTGCCGCCGTGGGCGCTGTGGCGGCTCCGGTCATCAGCACGGGCGTCAAGATGGCGGCTGTCTTGGCTCGGCCCGTGGTTGACGCCTTTGGCCTTTCGAGCGCGACCGGGATCATGCGTCGCTACGTCAAGACGTCGGCCGAAGATCTTATGGCCCGCGCAGCAGCGTGGAGAGCCCGCACGGGCGCCGATCCGACGCTGTTCGAGATCCTGCCGCTGTCCGATCGGCAGTCGGTCCAGAAAATGCTCGGCATCGTCCCTGGGGAAACCAAGGAACGGGCTGCGGCGCTTATCAAGCAACGCGGTGCCAACATCGGGCCCGAGATCTCGGACAAGGCCAAGAAAGTCATTCACCCGGCACGGCAAGAAATTATCGACAAGATGGGCAACGACATTGCTGCGTCGCGCGGCGAAACGACGTCCACACCGGCCGACATGGAACTTGCCAATCGCGCCGGCCGGGATCCTGCCGCGCTCGACGAAGCACGCAAGACGATCAATTCGAATATCATGGCGCCGCACGATCCCAAGCCCGTCGCCACGCTGTCGGAAATCACCCCGCAAGAGCCACAGTTGCAGGCGGACGGCTCGGTGAAAATGGTGGATCTCGATTCCGAAATGACGCGCGTTATCCGCTCGGCCGCAGGGACGCGTGCAGCGTCGCCGGATCCGTTGACGGTCAGCGACACAACCGGGATGATTTCCAAGCTGCGCCGCGTTGCCAACACGTCGAACGACTTCAATCAGGCGAGCGCAGCGTCTCGGGCCGCGCAGCACCTGGAAGATCAGCTTCCGGCCGACGCTGCAGAAGCGCACGCCCGGATGACGGCAAACAATATCCACTACAAAAACAAGGCCGAAGGCTGGAAGGCCGGCTTGGCTTCCGATTTGCGTGAAAACGTCAACCCGACCGGCGATTTCCAGATGGTGCGCAACCAGTTCGATACGCCTGGCGGACAGGCCGGCCGCACGCTCGGACAGGCATCGGCGCTCGACCAGCAGTTGAACACCCGCCCCGGGGCGTCGCTGGGCGCTGCTGACGACATTGCGACGAACCCGACGACGCAGGAAGCCATCGATCGCAACATTGGGCCCGTGGCGCAGCCCGACGGCACGGTTGCAGCCAACGCCGGCACGCAGATCGGTGACGCAGCCGCGGCGCAGACGAACAGCGCCCGGAACCTTGCCGCGCTCGATGCCGAGCAACCTGGCCCGAGCGCAGATCTCCCGTCGCTGGCGGCGAACTTGATCCGGCTGGAAAGCTTTTCCGTCGGTGCGAAGTCGCACGCCGTCAACAATATCCTGCGTTCATTCACGAAGCTGCCACAGGCGCAGGCGACGCAGATTGTCGACGGGCTATTTTCACAGAACCCGGCCAAGATCGACGCCGGGCTGAAATTCCTGAACAACGCCGGCTCGGAAGGGCAGAAGGCGCTGTCGGCGTTGCAGCAGTCGTTTGCGCTCGGCGGTGGAATCGGTGCAGCAGCAACGGCTCGGGATGACACGGGCCACGGCGCGACCTTCGGGGATGATCCTGTGCCGGCGCCGGCCGGGGAACAGATTGTTGGCACGATCGATGACAATGCCGGCGGGCAGGCTCCGCAGTACGGGAACGTGACGGATCCCGCAGCCGCAGCCGAAGCGCCCCAGCCGTCGGGAGATCAGCCGACCGGCGTCGATCCGACCAAGAGCCCGTACATGGCCCAATTGCAGGACATTTACAGCAAGGGCGATCCCAAGTTGCTCGGGCTTGCAAATATTCTGGAAGGCAAGGAAAGTAAGCACAGCCACCTGAACCCTGATGGTACGCCGAAGATCTCAAAGGCTGGTGCAACTGGCCTTATGCAAGTCATGCCGGGCACTGCGCGTGGTATTACAAGCCAGCGTGGTATTCCTTATGATGAACATGCGCTTCGTTGGGATCCGGCTTACAATAAGCTGGTCGGCGTGCATGTGCTTGACCAATTGTTGACGCACTATAATGGGGATCGCGTGAAGGCTGCAGCCGCCTACAATTGGCACCCCGACGCGCTCGATCGCACAATTGCGGAACACCCGAACGATTGGAAGGTTCATTTGCCAGACGAAACGACGAAATACATTCAAGGAATCGAACCGTGACCGAGGCAAGCAATCAAGATATGGTATTGGGTGAAATGCGCGGACAATTGCGTGAAGTCGTACATTCAATGAATGCAATGAGTGAAAAATTTGACAGGCTTTCCCGTGAAGTCATCGGCCTAAGCACTCTCGCCGCAGATATGGCAGAACTGAAAATTCGCGTGACTGCGCTTGAAACCGAGCGAAATCGACGCGATGGCGCAACGGGAATTGTTCAAGCTATCGTCAAATCTCCGGCTATCGGCTGGATGGTTGGCGGGGCAACATTTGTGTGGACCGTTCTGACAGGTAGGGTCCACTTGTAGGGGAAAACTATGTTCATTCGATTTCGTGATTGGCTCGACAAAAAGTTGGTGCCGGCTTGGCGCGTCTGGTGGAAGCTGTGGTCCATGCGGCTCGGCGTCATCGCAGCCGGCCTTATGTCGTACCTGACAGCCGTTCCTGGGGCGTTGCAGAGCGCGATCAACAGCTTCCCGCCGTGGCTCAAAGACAGCCTTCCCGTTTGGGTTGGGCCGCTGCTGCTGGCCGTGCTGTTCATCGCCCGCTTTTGGGATCAGGCGCACTTGACGCGGCTCGGGATCCCGCAGCCGGCGCAACACGGTGAGGAACCGACCGATGCCGAGCAATAATCCACCGAAAGCCAGGGGGGCCGCAATCGCGGGCGGTCTGACAGCCACAGCGCTCGCGGCAATCGCGCTGGCGACGCAGGGGATCAAACCCGACGAAGGCTATAGCGCTGTGACCTATCTCGACGTCGCCAAGATCCCGACGAATTGCTACGGCCACGTCGACCGTTCCGAAAAGGTCGGCACCTTCCACACTCCCGCACAATGCAACGCGCTGCTGTCAGATGACGTCGGCAAATTCGAAAGGATTGTTGAAAAATGCACTCCGGTTCTGGGCGACAAGGTGAACCAACTGGCGGCGGCAACTCGGCTCACATTCAATATCGGGCCGGGAAATTACTGCCAGTCGTCGATCGCACGGAATTTCAACGCCGGAAACATCAAAGCCGGGTGCAACGCTTTTCTGCTGTATAGCTGGACGACTTCCAGCCGACCGATCGCGGGTGCCTTGCAAGTGCGCAAGCTGCCGAACGGTCGGTATCTGAACCAACTGCGCGGACTGCTGACGCGCCGCCAGCGCGAAATGGCGCTCTGTCTGACGGAGATTTGAAATGCCGATCATTGCGTGGCTGGCCGAACGGCTGACGGGGAAAATTGCGGTTCCGCTCTTGGGCGTGCTGCTGCTGACAAACTTGGTTGCAGGCGTTGGCCTTGGGATCACCCGACATACGCTGTCGCTGCGCACGAAGGATCTCGCCACCGAAAAGCGGGTTCACTTGGCCGACATTGAAATCTGGAAGGCCGGTGCCGTCATGGCCCTGGTCCGCGATCGACAGCACGCGCTGAACGTCCAGGTGAAACAGGACGAAATTACGAAGGAACAAGACCATGACCTGCAAGGCGCTCTTGCTCGGGCTCACGCTGATGCTTCTCGCATCGTGCGCGACTACGCCCAAGCCCATTACAACGGTGGCAAAGGCTCGAATCTGCCCCAAGCCGCCGACACCCCCGGCCGACCTGTTGAAACCCCTGCCGGCGCTTTCCTTTCTGCCGCAGACGTCGACGCCTGCGCAGTTGCCCACACCATAGCGCAGGGCTGGCAGGATTGGTGGAACCGGGAATATCCCGTGATGCTGGAAGGCTCGCGATCAGAGCCCGGCGGTCAAGGCAGCGCAAGCGGTGCAGTTGACGTCGACCGGGATCCCGTGACAGCAGTTCGCGGGCGGGCTCCACTCGCGCAGAGCGATGGCGGGATAGCTGGTCAAGCCGGGATGCCGGTCGATTTGCTCGCGGCGCTCGACCCCGGCTCGATAGCCGCGCTGCCAGCCCCAATCGAAACAGGTTCCGCAGATCCCGAGCAACACAAGGATGCAGGTGCCGGCCGCAATGATGATCCACCAGATCATAAAAATTTCCTTCCATAATGAGCAAGCAAGGCGGCTTCCGCCCGGCCGTCATCTTTCACCCGCGCAACCTGGTCCGCGTGCTTGGGCCACAGCGTTCGGAAGCGCTCGCGACTGGCATCCTTGCCGCTGTTCGCAAGGCCCATCTTCGGCTTCCAGACGGCCGGCGTAACGAACTCGATCCTGGCGCCGGAAGCCACCGCGATAGCGTGGATGAACCCCAGGACGCGGCCGAAATTGAACATCGACGTGACGCCTTGCTTGGGCATCGCGCCGATGTTTTCGATCACGATCAGATCCGGCGCAGCAAATTCCAGCGCGGATCCCCACGATGCTCCCCATTCGGTCCACAGCGGCTTGTCTTTGCCGTTGACCTTGCCCGTCGGCACGTCGAAGAATTGAACGGCGTCAAGGTAATCAATCGCGAGCGCCCCGCTTTTGCCTGGATCTATGCCGGCGATAATCAAAACTCGATCTCCCTCGATCTTGGCATGAAAGGCCGCAGCCAAGACGGCGGCTCGAACCAAGGAACGCCGACTTCATCGCGAACAATCTTCACAGGCGCTTCCTCGATCCCCCTCCAGACATACAGCCAATATTGCCGCGTCTGCAATGATTGGTAGGCTCGGCCGAGCCCGGCACGCTCCGCTTGCAGCGCACGGTTCACGTCGGCCGTCTCGGGCTTGACGTGCTGCACGCACAGCGTCGACGGGCCGGCCGGGCAGCAATGGTCGACCTGCAAATCCTCGATCGTAAAGCCGTGGACGTGCTGCGCCGACCAGCGGTGCGCCAGGACCATGCGTTCCCCATCCCAAAATCGGCCGTAGGGCTCATTGTGTCCGTGTCCCGACGTCTGCCCGCCTATCCACATGACGCAGCCTGTCACTGGATCGAACGCGCACTTCTCGGCAAAGCGTTCGAGCGCAGTCTTGCCCTTGATCGGATGAAACCGGCGACGCCCTATTTTTTGTATCGGTACATTGTTTCGACGTTGGCTTTTACCCGGAATTTGCGTTCCCGTGCCCATTGGTCGTTATCTTCCATGATTTGAGTGACCATTTCTTTCAGGTCAGGTCGATTTTCATCTTCCTCGAAAACAAGTTCGTCGTGGACCTTGAAGATCGTAAACAGCCCGGCCTTTTCGGCCCGGTTCGCTGCGCTGGTCATCAGATCTCGTGCGGATCCCTGAATGCAGTCAGCCGTCATCTGTCCGTGCCACGCCAGATGACGCCGAAACTTTTTGCCCTGATAGGACATAAAGGTCCACGACGGGCGTTCGTCACCTGCTGGCGTGTAGGTGACGGCTTGCCGCGGCCGATGGTACCAGATCTTCCGGCCCGACGGCAGACGCATCGAGAGGAAATCCCCTTCCTTGCGGAATTCGATCCCTTCGTAGGAATAGGTTTTCGACAGGTTGCACCACACCGCGTCGCAACTTGCCTGAAACAGCCCGTACCAGAATTTCGGGACCATCGGCGCCACTTCCTTGCGGTAAGTGTCGATTGCCAATTGGGCCAGTTCGATCGATTCCTTCGGGGCAAAACGCGCCTGAAAGCCAAGCGCCCCGAGCCCGTAGCCCGAGCCGAGAAACGTGTTCTTTCCGATTTGCCCTTCCTTAACCTGGACCTTGCGGTTGATCGGCCGTTTGTAGATCAGGCTGGCGACTTCGGAATAGACGTCGAGCCCGTGGTGCATCTGTTCGACGCGATCATGCTGCCCAGCCATCGACAGCAGGTTGCGCGCTTCCACGGCTGCGAAGTCACCCGAGCAAAGGATTTTGCCCTTGCTCGCGACAATGCAGGACCGCAGCGACGAAATGACGGCCGAGAAAATATCCTCACCCCAAAGTTCGCGGATATAGGCAACGTTGCGCGTCATAATCGCATCGGCCAGGATCTCGGCCGTCAACCCTTGCCGATCGGAGATCTCGCCCCGGGGATAGTTCTGGATTTGGATAAGCCGGCCGGCGTCTCGACCTGTGCGGGCGCCGTGGTACTGCGTCGTGTAGCGCACGCGACCGTCAATGCCGGCACACATAAGCATGCGTTCCAGCTTCGCCACGCTCGACGACGCAAGCTTGCGCCGCAGATCCAGCACTTCGTAAACGTGCCAAGGCAGCGGTTCGTCGAGCGCGTCGATCCCGAATTCGTCGTCTGGATCGAGCATCGCATTGAGCGTTGCTTTTTTCATGTCACCCAGCGCGACGCCTTGGTCATTCACCCAATTCAGCACCTTCTCGCGCTGTGTTGGATTGAGCCCCGTCAGTTCGCGGAAGCGCTGCGTCATCGGAATGCGAACCTGGTCCAGCACGTCAATGCAGGCGTGGACAAATTCCGTGTCGATCAGCAGACCGCGCTGCTGGATCTTCTGGTCAAGGATCCAGATCTCGCGCTCGGACGTCCCGAGCCCGCCCGTAGCGTGAAACAGGGCGACTTGGCTCTCGACGTCCCGGTTGCAGTAGATTGCCTCTCGATGCAGGTTTTCAGGTGTGTGCTGCGACCAGCCACCGTCTCGATCGGGCTGGCACATTTTGAGCATCAGCGCGTGGCCTTCCATGTCTTTTTTGACAGGCAGTTCGAGCGCGGTAATCACGGCATCGAGCCCGAGCGGCAGACCCTTCATGGCGCAAACGGCCATCGAATCGTGCCAGCGCTCGGGTGGCAGCGGCGGGTAGCCGGCTGGAACCATGTGGAAGTGCCACATTGCTTGCTCAAAGCCAGCGTTGTGCGCGATGAACATTACCGCGGGATCCTTGGCGAGCGCCAACAGTTCCTGGTCGATACGGTGAATATCACCTTCGTACATGCAGCGGGCCGGCGCCTGCGACTTGCGATCAATAAAAACCTGGATCGACAGATGCGTGATAAACGTCGAGAGATCTCCCGCGTATTTCCACGCGCCAATCTTCTGCAGGTTGGCCCTAGAAGCTGTTTCGAAAGTCCACTTCAACATATTTCATGTCGAAGGCCTCCTTTCATATTCTGGCGCAGGCATAGATTTGCCGCGTGGTTTCAAGGACCGAATTCGCGTCCCGTGACGGAAAGCATCTTCGATATTCTGCAAACGTGTTCCGCACGTCAAATTCGTTTTCTTGGGGTTTTTCCGATTTCCATCACGGTGACGGATTTCGCACCCGATTGGTAATTTTCCATGAAAAGCATCATAAACCAAGGAATGCACCGTTCGGGTATTGCCTCTCCCCAACGTGACGGTCGGGTAGCCGTGGCTTGCAATACCTGGACGCAGAAACTGTGGCTGTGTCATATAGTAGCCGTAACCGTTCCAGCGCAATTGTGAAAGACTGCGCACGTTGCCGAGATCCGAGACTTCATAAAGCCCCTCGAAACCAACCACAGAGCGCCACTCTTCCGTCATAGGTCAAACTCCATTGTCGGCGCGGTGAAGTGGAATTCCAGCAGATCGACCGGCTTGTGCCCGTCGTTGAACGCTTCTGCCAGAACCTGCGCGAAGTCGAAATCCAGCTTGGCGCGCTCTGCGGCGATTGCCCGAAGCTGCCCTTGGTAAAGTGCGAGTGGCTTTTTCATAGGTCATATTCCAGCGGTTCGACCGGAAAGAATTCCTCGATCCGGCCGACCGGCAACAGGTCGGTGCGTCCGTACACCTTGCGCGGAAAAGGCTGTTGCTGATACTCAAAGCACCATTTGCCGCCGTGCCACAGCAGGACGACGGGCAGGATCCATTCCTTAGCCCCTTCGGCGTGCGTGAAGGCCAAGTAGCGCCCTTCTGCAACGGGATTGGTTCTGTGAATTTCAACCATTGCACCCTCCAAGGTTTGCAAAAAGGTGACAGGCGTTTTGCACCGGGCCTGTCAGCCGGTAGGAACAAGAGATCCCCGATCTCTTAGCAAATCAGAATTCTACGTCGCCAGCCATGTCGTTGTTGGTCGGTGCGCCCGCCAGCGGATCGACCGGCGAATAGCCTGCGTAGCTGCCGAACACGTCGTTGTTGCTCGGACCGCCAGCGCCGGCAATGCGCTCGCCCTTGCTGATAAACAGGCAGTTCTGCAGATAGGCGGTGCAGCCATCCTTGGCTTCCATATTCTTGCGACGGAAAGCCTTGAACTTGAGCGACGGCACGGTGAACGAACCGGGATAGAAATAATCTTTCCCGGCTTGGGCGCGAGCATGATCGCTGTCCTGAATATCGATGATCTTGCCACCTTCCAGCCGGGCGAGCGAGACTTCGAACTTCGACGATGCCGACAGGATGCCGGGGAAGCTTTCGTACAGGACGGCACGCTTCTCGGCCTTCTCACGGATCTTGAACGCTTCGTCCTGCGAGATCCCCGGCTTGGTTGCCTTGAATTCCGCAGCTTCGCGAACGCGCTTGGCAGCAGTCTTACCACTCATAGCCGCGAGAAAATAGTCGGGCGGCGACGTGAAGCTGCCAGTTTCGCCCTTGATCGCGTTGACCATGATCGGAATGATTGCGTCGAGATCGACTTGCTCGATGCCCCAGGTGCCCGAATACTTCGCTTCGGCCTTCTGACCGTTTTCGAGCGTAGCGGCGGACATTTCGTGGACGCTCATATAGAGCGAACGGGCGGGCTTGGCGAGCGTGTAGGGATAAAGGTCGGCCATGATTTCTTCCTTCGTTAAGACACAGTTGACACAAATACCGATCAGATCGGCGGATTAAACATCGAACCGGAGTGAGCCTTTGTCAACCTAGATTGCTCCGTTCTTCTGTCTCGAATCGGGCTTGAACAAAATCTTGTCGCCGCGGGAGCCGAGCATTTTTCCCGACGTGCCGCTGGGCATGTGAAACAGGACGTCGCCGGTTTTGAAATTCACGCCGTCACGCGCAAATTTTGCGAACACTTGGGAATTCTTCGGCTTGGGTGCCGGCTGCGGGATGAACGGGTGGCGGCGAAATGCCCTGCCCGACCAGCCGTCGATCATGCTGTCCACGATTTCGTCAGCGTATTCGCCCATGATTAAAATCCTGCATCTTCGTAGGATTGGGCAAACGTAGCGAACACAGCGTCGTTCGTGCGGCGCTTGGCTTCCGGCCGGGGATCATCGAGCGGCGCGATCGTCAGCGCATGCGTCTCGGGCTTGTAACCCCATTCCTTCGCCAGTTCCTTGCCGCGCGTGGACAGTTTCTCGATCCCGGCCGGCGACAGTTCCTTTTTCGGGGCGTAAGCCTTGTCACCGAAGTTTGCCAGCAGCACGGGCAGGGCGCCAGGCTTCCAGACGCGGGCGACCTTTTTCTCAACCAGCTTGGCGCTCGGGATCTCGCCACCTGTCACCTTGCGGGCATAGACCGCACGTTCGAGCGAAGTCATGAACCGGCGCGCATAGGTGCGCTTGGCGTAAAGATCATCCAGTTCTTGATCGGTCAACATGGTGACGAAATCCTCTTCGGCTTCGGCATACGTCTCGTATGCTTCTCTAAGTTTGGGGCAATGCAGCATGACGGGGCAAAACTGGCAATGGTCGCCTGGCGTGGCATCCTCGGCCGTCGGCTGGTCCGCGTGCGACATAAGTTGGTTCATGCGCGGCAGCAGGACGTTGTAGCCCCAATCCAGCACTTCACCCAGCGTCGTTTTCCAGATTTCCGGTTCCTCGAACACACCGTAAAAATTCGGCTGGACGATCCCCAAGCTGACAGGAAAATGCTTCGGTTGGCGCTGCAACCAATCCCAATTCGCAAGGATCAGCAGGAACGCGTAATACAGAAGCTGTTCCGAGCCGACGGTCGCAACCCCGACGCCTTCACCGTTTTTGTAGTCGCGCAGCCAAAGGCCCATCGTGTTGATAAGCCCGAAGTCGACCGTCCCTTTCAGCAGGGGATGGATCTCGGGCAGATGGAAGGTGCGCTCGATGAAGAATTTCGAGCCGTCAACCAATCCGGCGCTCGACATGATCGCCCGGCAATGGTTCACGTAAACGCTGACGGCATCCAGTTCGATCTCTTCTGGGAAGCCAGCACGCAGACCGACGAATTCCTGGCCGAAATGCTCGTAGGGCTCCGTTCCCTTCGTCAGACACAGCGCGCCCAATTCGTGCGCAGCGACGCCCAGCATGGAATATTCCGTGGGGATCTCGACGAAGGTGCCCGACTGCAATTGCCGGCGATGTTCGAGGAATGAAAAGGCGCACGCAAGGAAGCGATACGCCGACGATCCGCCGAGCGGACTGTGTTCCAGTTCAATCATGGGAGAATGTCCCGAAGCCGCTGCATCGCGGCTGTCTGGTTGTCGACACCGAGAATTTGCCAGATCTCGGCCAGAGCGTTCGCCGTCGCTTGTGCCGCTTGGCTGTCCGACGTGTAGCCCTGCGCCCAAACCGGCCGCAACACTTCCAGCGTTGTTTCCGCCCTGGACGCGCGCTGGTTCGCATCCTCGCAAAAAGCCGCCGTGGCTTTGAGTAGTCCGGTAATGGGATCGAGAAATTTGTTACGCACATTCTCGGATGCGTCCGCATAGCGGCGTGTGTGATCGTTCACGATTTTTCTCCAAGACACAGAAGGCATAAAGACATGAAGGCATGGTTGGCAGACTATTCCCGGTCTGCCAGCGGGTTCAGGGACGGCCCCGGAAATCAGCCTTCGTACTGGATCCCTGCAGCGGCTTCAAGAGCGACTGCGAAGGGCTCGCGCTGGTCGGCCGGGATATTCCGGCTGTGGGGCGTCTGGCCTTCGGGAACGAACCGCGCAATCGTCTCGCGCACCTTGTCGGGCGAGCCCAGCTTCTGCGCCGCCTGGTTGGTCAGCTTCGACAGATCCGCGTCCGACCAGGTGCGAGCCTTGGCAGCGACCGGAGCCCCTGCGCTGGCAGCAGCCGTGAAGGCGGCGAATTCGTCGTCGTCAACTGCAGCGGTCGAAGTAGCGGCAGCACCAGCCGCAGAGCCACTTGCCGCGGCGTCGGTCGACGCCTGCGCAGCCGCACCCGTGGCAGGGATTGCATCCTCGCCTTCCCCCGCACCACGCGACAGCCCGGTTTTCATGCGCCACAGGCCCGACTTGACCTTCGTGCCGGTGTGGCGCGCGGAATCGAACAAGGTGCCGGCGGCATCGCGTTCACCCGTGGTCGCGGCAGCAGCCGGCTCGGCAGCGGGTTCGGTTGCGGTCGAAGGTTTGATCGGCAGCGCGGGATCACCCTTGACGTTGGACGCTTCGGCCGCGGTCGAACCACGGGCGACAGTTGCAGCGGCAAGGCTCGCGCCGCCCAGTAGGGCATAGACCAGCGGAAGCTGGGCCGGGAGCATGGTCAGATTGACGTGAATGAATTCTTCGGGACTGCGCATCTTATTTCTCCTTTTCATCCAAAACACGGTGGATGACCGACATTTTTTCGAGCGACTTCACAAGGATCTTTTCAGCGATGGATCCTGGGGCAACAAAGACGTCGGCCGTAACCTGGAATTGTTGTCCTATGCGATCCAACCGAGCAACCGCTTGTTCGTTCCGGCTAGGCACCCAATCCGGTTCTCCAAGGCCACAACGGGCAGCTACGTGTTGCAGCCCGTCAACGCCTTCTCCGCCCGCTTGGATATTAGCAATGAACACCCGCACCGTAGGGTCTGAAATAAAATCGTCAATCGCTTTTTGCCGTGCTTTCGGGCTTTTCCCGCCGTGCAGCACAACCGTCTCATATTTGGCCAGTTCGCGCTCGTAAATTTCCAGCACCGACAGATGCCAACCGAACAGCACGTATTTTTCTTCGCCGCCGTCGAGAAGATCCGCCACATAGTCGCAAACCTGCGGCGCCAGCGCTTCACCCATCAGGCGCCTGGCTTCCGAAATATGCCCAAGGATCGTGAAATCCTTCGTGGTCTGGATTTCCTCGATCGACAGCCCGAGCATACCTTCGACGCCCAGCGCTGTCTTGACCGAGCCGTCGACCTGGCACGAAACGATCGAGTACCGCGGCACTTTCATTTGCTTGAACACGTCTTTTTTCTCATGTCTGGCCATCACGTTGACGCGCAGCCGGTTCTGCAATTCCAGTTCAAGCGACGTGCTTTCCAGCTTCCACCGCTTCCCTTCGACCGTTTTCATGTCGGCCTGTTTGTTGTATTTTTCCTTGAATTGATCTTCGGTGCAAAAATCGATGCTTTCCCAATCGAAATGACGGAACAGCACGTAGCATTCGCTCGGCCGGTTCAGCAGCGGGGTTCCGGTCAAGGCCACAGATCGATCGCAGTACGACGCGATGCAGGGCACCTTGACGCCGCCATGATCGAAGATCTTGTCCCGGTTGCCCAGCACCGCGCGCGTGACCAGCGCATCGGCCGTTTTCATCTTGTGCGCTTCGTCGCAAATCAGGACGTCCCAGCGCTTGTGTGCGATGGCCTTCATAATCGACGGGTTGCGCGCCGCTTCGTAGGAAATGATCTGAAAATTCGCAAACGGGTGAATTCCGTCTTTAACCTTGAGCATGACCGAAACCAGCACATTCGGGATCGTCGACCATTCCGCGATCCTCTTGCCCCATTGGATCCGCACCGACGCCGGGCAGATGACCAGAACGCGCGTCGCTTCGACGTGGTTGCAGAACGCGATCGACGTCGGGGTTTTGCCCAGCCCCGGTTCGTCGGCATCGATCCCGCCGTTGCGGGCAATCAGATAGTCGAGCGTTCCCTTCTGGTAGGCCCACAGTTCCTTGCCGGGCGGCAGGCGATGCGTGCCGACGCCATCGAGCGCCCTGGACAGTTCGATTGCCCGACGATAGGGCCCGAGATCCTTGTCATCGATCTCGCCCAGATCACAGACCGAATAAGGGTTGGCCGAGAACAGCACGCTCCGCTCTTTCGAACTTGCCGACGTCGAGAAGGTCAGCCCGCGGTAAACCATCGCCCGCGCAATTTCCTTGCGGTTCGACGTCGGGGCTTCCAGCACAAAAAAGCCAGTTTCGGGCGCGCGGTAGGCTTTCATGTCATTCAATCCGTGCAAGAGCCGCAACGATCTTCCTTGCCTTCCGGCACCGCGCTATCAAGGTTGCCTTGACACACCTGGTCCCATAGCTGCCGCATTGTCGGACGATCCTTGCGGAAGGTTCCCGGCCGGTCTGAAACCCGTTCCTCCCAAGCGATCCAACGTGCAACCCGAGCGGGCGGAATGTTGGCTTTTCCAGGCCCAAACCGAGTTTGTGTTTCGAGCGCGACCAGCACCATTCGCTGTTTAATTTTCCACGTCGACGCCATGAAACAAAAATCACAGTTTCCGAAATCGCTATCCAGTTCGAGATCAAACGGACCTGTAAGGAAAAACTTATCAACATCGTCGACGACTGCGCCAGCGTCGAACATGGGAAAAACACCTTCGCCACCTTCGTCGAATCCACGAACTTCGTCTTTCAACCACGCCTTGTCGCAGCGGGATTTTTCATCAGCCCGGTAGCCGATCGCAGCATGGTAAGCTGTAGGCCAGCCTAAAACTTTGCGCACATATCGATGCGACGTTTTGATTTTCAGGTTCGCTGTGCAAGTTCGCTGTGTCGGGTTTGGAAGTGGACGCACACCAATCGTACCATCCTGGCGCTTCAAGGGTGTCGATAAAAATTCATCCATGATTTCCCCGTCACGCTTCACAGTTGCGTGCGTAACTTGCCGGAATTTATAGGGTGCGTGAACGTCATGCTCCAACAAAATCATTTTTCCGCCGAGAAAATATTGATCCAGCCGAGCAAGAAAATCGTAGGTCTCTCCCCGTTCAAGCGAAGTGTTCTCAAACACAAACACCCATCCGGCCGGAATATACCCTAGAAATTTTTTTGCGGCCGCAACCAAATGAGCCATTTGGAAAGCGCTTGACCGACCACCAGACACACCGACAACAAGCCGTTTAATCGACAGGTAGCGCTCATAATGATCCAAGTTTTGATATTGAAAGTCGCTCACAGGTCATATTCCAGCGATGGGGTTTCCAAGTGCCGGGGCTTGGGCAACCCATCGGCCAGCCGGGCAGCGGCGCGAACCTGGTCGGCCAGCCGCGTGACCAGCGCGTCGTGGATCTCGGGATCGACGTCGTAACCCTCGATCATTTCCTTGATCCGCTCGATCGACCAGCCGCCAAACTGTGCAGCAGCGATGATTGCCGCGTAGCGCATCTGTTCGTCCGTGTAGCGGCGCACGCCTGCGTCAGACCGGGCGACAACGCCCAGCAGCCCTTGATCTTCCCAGAACCTGGCGCCGCGGCTGGACGTGCAGCCTGCCCGGCAAAAATCCGCTTGGGTGTGCAAATCTTCGGTCATCGCGCAAATTCCTTCTCAAAATCCGCCTGCGTCACTTGCAGAGTGCGCCACTTGTGAATGTGTTCCACGATAAAAAATTCTTGTGGCTCGTTGTCCGCTTTGACGTAAACCGGATGCCGGAAGCGCGACGTGCCGTTGGCATTCATCAGAACCGGCAATTTACAGAAATGCAGTTCGTTTGCCAAGCGCGCAGACGATTTTTGCCCCTGCAAAACCTTCGTATATCCAAGCGCTAGTCCCAAAGCGGGAAACAGCGGCACAAGTTCCCTGGCCGTGTAGAACGGGCGGCTGGGGAATTTGGGAAGCCAGACGTCGAGCGCCTTGGCGTCCGCCGTTCCTGAATGTCCGAGCGCCCACGCTCGCATTTCCCGGCGATAGATCTCGACCAAGCCCGGCCTGTTTCCTTGGACGCGCATCTGGTCCACGATCTTTTTTGTGATCTCGATGCTCACAGGTCATACTCCAAAATCAGAGATCGTATTCCAGCAATGTCTGCGACGGCGGCAAGGAAATTGCTCGCGGTTTCCGCGTCGAGCGCGTTACCGTAGGCGCGCAGGCGTCCCACTCGGGCGGGAGCCGCATGAGCCAACGGGAATGAGCTGGGTTCAACTGGCCTCCACTTTCCATCCCGGCAGAAAAGCCAGTCAGCAGCTTCCCGTCCGAGCATAGGCGCATGGGCTGCACCAGCCCCACCGCCCGTAGCATAATGCAGCCAACATCGCTCCCG